CCGCAGCGGCTTGACACGCCCGACGCGGCGCGGGCGAAGCTGGCGCAGGGGGATTGCGCGGTGGTGAGCGCGGAGGACGCGGAGAGGGTAGGACGTGGGGCTGACGGCTAAACGACAGGCGTTCGTAGATGCATACTTGACAACCTGGAACGCGAGCGAAGCGGCGCGCGTTGCGGGCTATGCCGCGCCTGGGCAACAGGGACACCGTTTGTTGAAAGATGTTGAAATTGCCGACGAGATTCAACGCCGCGTGTCTGACCGTGCCATGAGCGCCGACGAGGTGCTGATCCGGTTGGCAGATATGGCGCGGGGGACAATGGAGGACTTTCTTACCGTCAAGGATGGCGTCAAGAAACCCTACATTGATTTCGAGAAGGCGCAGGCTGCCGGTAAGATCTGGCTTGTCAAGAAGTTCAAGTATGCGCCTGATGGCGCTGTGGAGTTTGAGCTATACGACGCACAAGCCGCGTTAGTGCAACTCGGCAAGGTGCATAAGCTGTTTGTCGAAAAGCAGGAAGTAAACGGCGCGGTATCGACTACGGAAGTGGTTGTGTATATGCCAGACAACGGGCGGGGCGATGCGAACTGAAATTCGCCCGCAGTTGGGGCCGCAAGAGCAGGTGTTATCGACGCCCGCCGACGTTGCTTTTTTTGGCGGCGCGGCTGGTGGCGGCAAAACGTGGGCGCTGCTGATTGAGCCGTTGCGCCATAAGGATAATGCCGAGTTTGCCTGTGTTATCTTCCGGCGCACTTATCCGCAAGTGACCAACCCCGGCGGCTTGTGGGATGAGGCTATGAAGATTTATCCACTTGTCGGCGCAGCCCCGCGTCAGTCTGAGTTAGCTTGGCGTTTCCCCTCCGGTGCTACGGTGCGTTTTGCCCACTTGCAGCACGAAAACAACCGACTTGACTGGCAGGGCGCGCAAGTGCCATTGCTGGGGTTTGATGAACTGACCCACTTTACGCGTGTCCAATTTTTTTACCTGTTGAGCCGCAACCGTTCCTTGTCGGGGGTGCGCCCCTACGTGCGGGCAACCTGCAACCCTGTACCGGAAGATGACGCGACCGGCGGCTGGATTCACGAGTTTGTGGACTGGTATCTAGACGAGGACGGCTACGCCATTCCTGAGCGTTCCGGCGTGCTGCGTTGGTTCGTCAACGTCAACGACACCTTGCATTGGGCGGATAGCCGCGAGGAGTTAACCGAACGTTTCCCCGCCGTGCTGCCCAAGAGCTTTACGTTCATTCGTTCCAGCCTGTTTGATAACCAGATATTGATGCGTCAAGACCCTGGTTACTTGGCGAACTTGCAGGCGTTGCCGTTGGTTGACCGCGAGCGTTTACTTGGCGGCAACTGGAAGATTAAGCCCGCCGCCGGCAAGGTGTTTAACCGCGGATGGTTTGAGATTGTGGACGCCGTTCCCGCGGGCGGGCGCGAGGTGCGTTTTTGGGATTTGGCGGCAACCGAAAAAAGCATTGCCAAGCCGGACCCCGACTTTACCGCTTCGTGCAAGATGCGCCGCGTAGGGGATATGTATTACATCCTTGACGCCACCGCCGACAGAGAAGCGCCGGGGCGTATTGACGCGCTCATCAAGAACAATGCCACGCAGGATGGGCGCGATTGTGCCATCCGCCTGGAACGCGAAGGCGGCGCGTCCGGTGTTCGTGACGCCCGCAACACCGTTTCCATGCTGGCGGGCTTCGATGCTCGGTCTATTCCGCCCCAGGGCGACAAGGTGACGCGCGCCAAGGGGCTGGCGGCGCAGGCGGAAGTGGGTAACGTCAAGGTGCTGCGCGCCCCGTGGAATAGCCGCTTTTTGGCTACATTGCATGACTTTCCAGAAGCGGCGCACGATGATGAAGTAGACGCCGCCAGTGGTGCATTTAATGAACTGGTGCGCGAAGTGCGCCAGCCGGGGACACTGAGAGGGTAGATCGATTTAGTAGGGAGTAAGTAGCAAGTATGTTCGCCTTGTGGTATAATGGAGGCACAACAAAAAACGTTGCTCCAGCGGTGCCGGTAACACCCTGGAGCATGAGACAACCTGTCAGGAGGTTATCTGTGTCTCATCTTATCACTTCCCACGAAGAAGAACAACCTCTCACTTGCGTTGGCTGCGGCGAAACGAAGTCGGCAAGTGCTTTTGACCTACTAAAGGATATCAAGAATGGTGTGCTGCATCAGCGCCGCCGGCCAAAGTGCAAGGCGTGTATCGCAGCGCGCCGTTTCGAGTTGCATCCTCCTAAATACGTAACGAATCCTCGGCAACCTGAGCAGGTTAGAACCTGTAAAACCTGTGGCGAAACAAAGCCGATAGAAGAATTCCCTCTCACAGAGTCAAAGCGCAATGGCAAAGTGCGGATATGTCGCCGCGGGAAATGCCAAGCTTGCGTTATGGAATATCGGAACGAGCGACGGCGGAATAAGACACGGACGCGTGTCGTCGTTGAAAGGCCGCTTACTAAGATATGCAGTAAGTGTTTGGTAGAGAAGTCGGGCGATGATTTTGTGTTGTGTCGGCGCGAAAAGGATGGGCTAAGTAATACATGCAAGCAGTGTCAAAAGGAAAACCGCAAGAAAAATAAAGAGGCGTCTACGCTGAGAGTTTTAACTTGGCAGCGAAATAATCCTGAGAAGTTGAAAGCTAAACAAAAACGCTATCAGGATAAGCATAAGGAACAAATTAGGGACCTTGTTCGCGCAAGAACAAACAGGCGTCGTACCCGCTTAACCCAGGCGGGCGGTAGCTTTACGCGTGAAGAGTGGAACGTACTATGTGCCCGATATGAATACCGCTGCCTTTGCTGTGGTGAACATAAGAAATTGACAGCAGATCATATTGTACCGGTCAGTCTAGGCGGTTCCAGCAATATAGATAATATCCAGCCGTTGTGTGGCAGTTGCAACGCCAAAAAACGGACCCAGACAATAGACTATCGGCCTCAGTGGGAGGGACGCAATGGCTAGTGACTTGCAGATTGCAATATCGGCATTGACGGCAAAAAAGCCGGCTTATGATATGTTTTACGCCTATGCAGCGGGAAACCAGCCGCTAGTCTATTCCTCGTCCAAGTTGAAGGAAGTTTTCCACGGCCTTGACGCGCATTTTATCGTCAACGTCTGCGCTGTGGTAGTGAACTCGACGCTTGACCGGCTTTCCCTGCGCGCCTTGCAGGTGAGCGCGAACGAACAGGCTGACGATGTGTTGCAATCGGTGCGCGAGGCGTCGGGGCTGATTGACGACGAATACAGCATCCATGAGGACGTTTGCATTACCGGCGAGGGCTTTGTCCTGGCGTGGCGCGACGACCAGACGGGCGCGATTGAGGCGTTCCGCAACGACCCGCGGCTTTGCCATGCCGAGTACGACGGGGCTAACCCGCGCCTGCTGCGCTTCGCCGCGAAGTGGTGGGACGCGGGCGGCGTTATCCGGCTGAACCTCTACTACCCCGACCGCATCGAATACTACGCGACCAACCGCGAATACAAAGACGGCGAGACGCCGACCGACAAAGCGTTCCAGCCGTGGGGCGATGAACCTGTAGCGGCGAACGAGTGGGGCGTGATTCCGGTGTTTCACTTCCGCGCCAACCGCACGCGGCCCAAGTCCCTGCTAGACGACGCGCTGCCCATCCAGGATATGGTGAACAAGCTCACCGCGGACGCCATGCTGACTAGCGAGTTCATGGCGTTCCCGCAGCGATACGTCATCTCGCAGGCCGGGATCACGAACCTGCAAAACAATCCCAACGCCATTTGGGATTTAGTCGCCGCCGACAAAGACGCGCAGGCGACCAGCGCGGGGCAATTCCCCGCCGCGGACCTGTCCAACTATTTGCAGGTGATTGACAACCTGCTGACCAAGCTGGGCATTATCACATCGACGCCCAAACACTTTTTCTACGCGCAGGGCGGCGACCCGTCCGGCGAGGCGCTGATTGCAATGGAAGCGCCATTGAACCGCAAGGTGGTGCAACTGCAAACCACGCTCGCCCCGACGTGGCGCGACCTGGCCGCGTTCCTGCTGCTGCTGGCAGGCGTCACCGTGCCAAGCCGCGACGTGTGGGCGCAGTACGAACCAAGCGAAACGGTGCAGCCCATGACGGAGGCGCAGATCAGGGAGTTGACCGTGCGCGCCGGCGTGCCGCTCACCACGGCGCTGCGTGACGAGGGCTGGGACGACGCCGACATTGCGCAGATGTACGAGGACCAGCAGACGGAGCGCACGCAGGATGCCAGTTACGCGAGTGCTGTCCTTGCGGACCAGCAACGGCGCTTCGACCAGGGAACGGCCATATAGATGAATAGCGCGCTTTGTGGTATAATACAGATGCCAAGAAACGCTATAGTCTGTGCTACAATTGTGAATTGTGCCCTTGGGTGCAGTCCGCGTTTCTTGGCAGATCCGCGCAGACAACTGCACTCAGGGGCATGTTTTATTTCCAAGGATCTGCCAACCATGACCTCCGGTATCTACTCCATAACGAACACCAAGAACAAGAAGCGGTATATCGGCTCCGCGGTGAATATCAGGGTGCGATGGAATACTCACCGAGTAGAGTTGCGAAAAGGTGAACATCATAGCCGTCATTTACAGGCGGCTTGGAATAAGTACGGCGAGCAAGTTTTTCGATTTGAAATCATAACTACGTGCGAACCAGAGCAACTCATAGAACAGGAGCAGTTTTGGATCGATGCGTTCCAGACGGCAGACGGCAAGTTTGGATACAACATTGCGCCTAAAGCTGGAAGTTCACTCGGCATCAAGCGGACAGCCGAGACCTGCGCCAAGGTTTCCGCCGCGAATCTTGGCAGAAAAGATAGCGCCGAAACCCGCGCCAGGAAGATAGCAGCAAGGACGGGGATAAAACATAGCGATGAAACCAGGGCCAAAATAGCTTCTGCTAGTTCAAGGCAGCGGCATAGCGCAGAAACAAAAGCGAAATTATCGAGTCAGGTTAAAGAGAGAATGGCGCGTCCTGGCGAAAAGGGGAAATTAACTGTTGCTGTCCGCACGGCAATGGCTAGGCCAGAGGTTAGAGCAAAGGTAGTAGGCGCAAATATCGGGCGAAAGCACAGTGACGAATCTCGCGCCAGAATGTCTATAGCGCAACGGAAGTCGCAAGCGCGTCCAGAGGTTAGGGCAAGGCAGGCTGCGGGCATACGAGAGGCATTAGGGCGACCAGAGGTAAAAGCGAAGTTATCCGCGGCTCAACTTGGCCGCAAGCAGAGCGCGGAAACTATAGCCAAAAGAGTCGAGTCATTGCGAAAGGTCCTTTCACGCCCAGAGATTAGGGCAAAAAAGTTGGGCGAAAATCATCCATTGTCGAAGTTGACCGAAAATGATGTTCGTCGCATCCGCTCATTGCTGAACTCCGGCGAGAGACAGACGACCGTAGCAAATATGTACGGAGTCACCTATGCTTGTATTCACAGCATAAAAACGGGTAGAACCTGGAGCGACGTTGAATAAGCTATGCCGCCGCTAATCCTGGACGTTGCGACCGCATTCAAAGACGCACTGCTACAGCGTGAGGCTGCGCAGATGGCCGAAGCCGCCCGCCGCTGGTTGGTAGTAGAGCGTGGTTTGCAAGACGCGGTTGACGCCCTGGCATTGCAGATGGAACGCTCTAGCATTACCACGATGGGCCAGCTCTCGCGTTCGCTTCGTTACCAGGAATTGCGCCGACAGATTAACGCCGAACTCGGCAAGTATGCGCAGTACATGGATGGGCGCATAACGGACGGTCAGCGCAGCATGGTAACGGATGCACTGACCCATAGCGCGACTGCTATCAATTCTGTAGCGGTAGAATCGCAAGCCGTGGTGCAATTCAATAGGCTTTCGGTGTCAGCGGTTGAGCAACTTATCGGCATGGCAGGGGATGGATCTCCCTTGATTGACGTGCTTAACGATGCGGCGCGGGGTGCTGGTGACGCGCTGGCAGATAGGCTAGTTGTTGGAATCGCACTCGGCAAGAATCCGATAGAGGTAGCGCGGCAAGCTATCAGGCTTGGGCTTGGTTCATCATTCACCCGTATGCAGACCATCGCGAGGACGGAAATGCTCAGGTCATACCGCGAAGCTACCTTGAGCGCGTATAGGGCAAGCAATGTAGTCGTCGCGTATCGTCGTTTGTCGGCGCGCGACCGCCGAACATGTCCCGCGTGCCTCTTTGCCGATGGGCGCATCTACCAGTTGGATGAAAGCTTCGACCAACACCCTAATTGTAGGTGCGTGGCTACCCCCATCTTGCGCGGGGTTCCGCCTGTTGAGTATCCCGATGGGCAAGCTTGGTTCGCGCGCCAGCCGGAGAGCACGCAGCTTGAGATCCTGGGCCGCGGGCGCTTTGACCTGTGGCGGCGCGGGGAGGCGTCATTGTCGGACATGGTATCGCGCGACTGGTCAGATACGTGGGGCGGTAGTCTGCGGGTGACGCGCGTGCGGGACTTGGGATAAAATGATAATGCCAACTATCCCAACTCACCGAAAGGATCACACCATGCTACGCGCTTTTGTCCTACTCCTGGCCGCGCTGCTGCTGACCGCCTGTGCGTTCCGTCTGCCCGCCGCGCCGCCGCCATTGCCCGCGCCGACGCCGACGCCGGACCCTGTGGCGCTATTCGGCGCGAACTACGATGCGTTTACCGTGACGTTTACGGCGGTGCAGGAGCATCTGCACGACGCAACGCTGGGGACGTATCAGGACGCGGAGTGGGCCGCGGAACTGGCGCGCCGCGGCGAGGCATGGCGGGCGGCAATCGACGCCATCCGCGACCAGCCGCAGCCGGCAGGTGCGCAGTGGGCCGAGGCGTGGCCGATGATTCTGGAAGCGATGGACGATTGCGCCTATACCGCGACGGCGGTCGTCAACGCGGGGGAACAGCGCAGCCCGTTTTTACTCATGCCGACAACTGACCGCATGGCGAACGCGTGGAATCTGCTGGCCGAGGCATTTCGGATAACGAAGGGGGATTGATGGCGGGCGGGGCGGCGTGCGAAACAACCGAACAGCGCAGAGTGCGACCGGCTTACATGCCGGTAGTCATCGGCGGCAAGCTGGCGTTTCGCTACGATCCGCACCGGCATGTGGTAGAGTGGCAGGCGAAGGGCGAAACGCATTACATTGACCTCGCCCGACTTGACGAAATGGCGCGGGATATAGACAAGCGCACCGAGTAGTGCTATAGTTAGCTTAACCGCATATTTAGGCGACAAGAGCGCACGGCGCAAGGCGGGGCAACCTGCCGGCGGCACGTGCGCTTTTTTATTCCCCGGCGAGATGCCGGAAGGGAACAGCAGTGAGCGACGAACAAACAACGCAGGGACAGGAGCAACAGCAGCCAGACGGCGGGACGCCGGAGGCGGAAGCCAAGCAACCTGTCACGTTTGAGGAATGGTACAAGGGCCTCGCGCCGGAACAGCAAGAGGCGGTAGACACGCACATCGACGGGCTTAAGTCGGCGCTGAAATCCGAGAGGGAAGAACGGCGCGGCGTGGAACGTCAGTTGCGCGACCTTGCCAAGAAAGCCGAGGAAGGGTCCGAACTGCGCGCCACGCTCGACAAGCTGGCCGCGGACCAGGCGACGGCCAGCGCCAAGGCGACGTTCTACGAACAGGCACACGGCGCGAACGTCAAGAACCTACGCTTGGCATGGCTGGCCGCGTCTGACGCGGGGCTGATTGACGCCCGCACGGGCGAGTGCGATTTCGGCAAACTCAAAGACGTTGCGCCGGAGTTGTTCGCCACCAAGACAGCGGTCACGGTCAACGCGGGCAACGGCGCAGCGCAGAACGGCGTGCGCGAGCCGAGCATGAACGACTTTTTACGCGCAGCAGCACGCCGCTAGAACGGCGGCGCGGGCGGGCGGGATGCCGGCCCACACACGAACGGCAAACGGTGAGATGCCACTTGCCAGAGGTGGGATACCTCCACAACGCGACACGGACATCTACCCTGTGGAGGGAATAAACAAGTGGCACTCTATGATCAGTACATCTCGCGCACGAACGCTGCCGCGCTCATTCCTGAGGCGGTGAGCCGCGAGATCATCCAGTCCGTACCGGAGACAAGCGCCGTCATGCGCTTTGCCCGGCGTCTGCCCAACATGACCAGCGCGCAACTGCGTATGCCGGTTCTGTCGGGTCTCATCACGGCGGGCTTTGTGGACGGCGATACCGGCCTCAAACCGACCAGCAACATCTCCTGGGAAAACAAGTTCATCAACGCCGCGGAACTGGCGTGCATCGTGCCGATTCCTGAGAAGGTCTTGGACGACACCGCTTACGACGTGTGGGGCGAGGTTCGCCCGCGCATTGTCGAGGCGATGGGCAAGGCGTTTGACATGGCCGTGCTGTACGGCACGAACGCGCCGGCAGACTGGCCGGACGGCATCGTGCCCGAAGCCGTGGCCGCGGGCCAGGCGGTGACGCTGGGCGCAAACGGCGACCTCTACGACGACATCATGGGCGAGAACGGCGTGATTGCCCTGGTCGAGGAAGATGGTTTCATGGTAACGGGGCACGTTGCCGCGTTGACCATGCGTGCCAAGTTGCGCGGTCTTCGCGACCTTCAGGGGCAACCGTTGTTCATGCGCACCATGCAGGCCGCGACTGACTACGAGTTGGACGGCGTGCCCGTCGAGTTTCCGCGCAATGGCGCGGTCGACCCCAACGAGGCGCTGCTGGTGTCCGGCGACTTCACGCAACTTGTGTATGCCATCCGCCAGGATGTCACCTACAAGCTGTTGACGGAATCCGTCATCATGGACGCCAACAAGACCATCATCTACAACCTGCCGCAGCAGGACATGGTTGCGCTGCGCGTGGTCATGCGCCTTGGCTGGCAGGTTCCCAACCCGCTGAACAACGTCAACACCGACAGCGGCACGCGCTATCCGTTCGCCGTTTTGCTGCCCGCGGGCGCATAAGGAGGAAGTGAGATGAAACAACGTACTCTTGCAATGGCCGGCGCGCTGCTGATTGCAGTGGCGTTTCTGGCCGTGTTCGCTTTCGCGTTTCAGGGCACAGCCAGCGCCGCCAATCCTGGCCCGCTTGCCGCGCCGACGCCGGTCAGCGTGAACCCCGGTTCCGGCCGCGGTCAAGCCGCCGTGCTGTGGAACGCCAAAGTGATTACCGAGGACACCGCCACCGGCGCAATGGACATTCTCAGCTACGGCAAAGCGGATGTGCAATGGCTGATTGACCAAACGGTTGTCGCCGCCGCGCCCAACACGACCACCGTCAAGCTGCAATTCTCGGTTGACGGCGCGCACTGGGTAGACGGTATCAACGCCGTGGCGACCAACACCGCCGACGCGGGCGACATGCAGCAATTCGCCATGTTTGGCCGCTACGTGCGCTTGTTCGCGGACGTGTCGAACACCAACCCGATTACCCTGACGCTGGGAGTCGCCGCGAAGTAATGGCAACGCCGACGCCGCCCCTTTACCTGATTGACCAACTGCGGCGCATGGTCGCGGAGCCGTCGCAGGACACCTACACAGACGCCGTGCTGTCCGCGTATCTCACGCGCTACCCATTGCCGGATGCGTCGGGCTATACGTCCGATGATACGGCTTGGGCCGGCGCGTGGGATGCGAACATGGTCGCGGCGGAAATCTGGACGGAGAAAGCGGCGGCGTTCGCGGCTGACTATGACTTCACGGCGGACGGCGGCAGTTACAAGCGTTCGCAGGTGCATCAGCAGATGCTCGACATTGCGCGCAGCTTTCGGGCGCGGCGCAGGACATCGGCGCTGGTGCTGAAGGCGCAGCCTAGACCGGAATCCGCCCCATCCGTGGACAGTTGGATCGGCAACGCGCCGGAGGAGGCAACCTAGATGGCACAGTACCAACACCCTAAAGAGAAGGGGCGCACGGTTGAGGTAGCGGAGGGCGAGGGCGCGAAGGTTCGTATCCTGACGCGCCTGGGCTGGAAGCTTGTCCCGCAAGGGCAGGAACAGCAGCCCGCCGCGCCCGCGCCGAAACAGGGCAAACAGGCCGCGCCGACGACCGCGGACCCGCAGCCGTTGAACGTCAAGACGAACGACGTGCAGCTGCGCGACCCCCAAACGGGCGAGCCGGGGCCAAAGATGGGGACAGCCAAGAAGGGCAACTGACCCATGCGCGCCTTCACTGCCGACGAACTGAGCCGGATGCGCGGCACGCAGGGCGGGGCCATGATGGACACCTGCACGCTGCACGTCCGCTCATTCACGCAGGACGACTACGGCGACGAGGTTCCGGCGTGGGCTGACACCGCGGGCGTACCGTGCGGCCTGGACGTGACGGGCGGCATCGCGGCAAACGAGGCGACACGCGCGGCGGGGACGGTGACAACCATCTCCGCGGCGCTGCGCCTGTCGCTGGATGACGGCGACGGACTCACGGAGGAGGACCGCGTAACGGTGACGCACCGCAACGGCGAGGAACTAACCCCGCCGCTGGCCTACGGTATCGACGGCTACCCGCGGCGCGGGCCTACGGGCTACGTGCTGCGACTGGTGGAGGTGCGCTAATGCCCATTCGCATGACGGTGCGCGGGAGTGACCAACTGCGGCGCAACCTGCAGCGGCTGGCGGGCAATGAGCGCAGGCAGGCGCAGGCGGACGGGCTGGACGCGGGCGCGCGTGTGGTGGAAACGCACGCCAAGTTGCTGTGTCCCGTTGACACGGGCTTCCTGCGTAACAGCATCCAAGTGGACTCAGTGACGGCGGTAGAGGCGGTGATTGCACCGCATACCGACTATGCCGAGTTTGTGGAGACAGGCACGAGCCGCGCCCATGCGCAGCCGTACATGCGCCCCGCGATTGACGAGCATGAGCCGGAAATACTGGACGCCATCGAACGGACGGTAGCGGCCTTCGTGGAGAGTGTGAGGGCATGAGCCTGGAAACGGCAATGCGCGCCTACGTGCTGGCTGACGCGACAGTAGCCGCGGCGGTGGGCACGCGCATGTACAGCCGCAAGCCGCCGCAAACGCCGGGCGTCCCCTACATCGTCTACCAGCGCATTGACACGCGCCGGCTGCACGATATGGACGGCCCCGATGGTTTGCCACGCCCGCGTGTGCAGATCGCGTGCTGGGCGGCGAACTCCACCGGCGCGGCTGACCTGGCCGACGCGGTGCGCGAACGGCTGGACGGCTATCGCGGCGCGTGGGGCGATGTGACGATAGGCTCCTGCCTGTGCGTAGGGGAGAGTGACACCGACGATCCTGAAACGGGGCGCGCAGGCGTCCGGCAGGATTACATGATTCAGTATAGGGAGGCTTGAGCCATGCCAGGAGTAGCGGCATTGGGGATGGTGGTGCAATTCGGCACGACGACGGGCACGGCGACAACCGCGACCTTGACCAACGTGACGAACATCAGCGGGCTGGACAGCGACGTGTCCGAAATCGACGTGACCAGCCACGACAGCAGCGGCAAATACCGCGAGTTTGTATCTTCGTTCATCGACGCGGGCGAGGTGCAGTTCGACCTCAACTTCAACCCGAATGAGGTCACGCACCGCGCCACCACGGGCGGCATCCTGTGGCTGCGCGACCAAGGCATTGTCGCGCCGTTCAAGCTGAAGTTTCCCGGCACGCCCGCGCACTCGGTCAGCTTTATGGGGTTCGTCAAGAGCGCGCCGCTTGACCTGCCGTTTGACGACAAGCAGAGCGCGACCGTGACGGTAAGAGTAACCGGCAGTGCCACCTGGACTTACGGGACGTGATGACCGGCGAACTAGCGGCCATGTCGGGCGTGCGCCTGAGCGTGGGTGCGGTGCGGCCTGGGTGGTATTGCTTGGACAACCGCGGCGGCAATGGGGCCGATCTGACGGTTGACTTGGAGTGCTACCCCTGGCCGTTGCCAGATTCCTGCGCGGTGCAGGCTTATGCGGGCCATGTGGTCAACAGGATTGACCCGGCGCGCTGGGGGTTTCTGCGCTTCATGGGGGAGCTATGGCGGCTGCTAGTGCCAAATGGAGAGCTGACCATCGTCAGCTACTACGGGACAAACAGCCGCTATTGCGCCGACCCCGCGGCATGTAACGCGTTGACCGAGGCGACATTCTACTATCTGGACCCCGCGCACAAATCGGGGCTGTGGCAGGTGTACCAGCCCGCGCCGTGGGCGATTCTGGATATGGCGTGGGCAATCGACGGCAACCTTGAGGTGCTTCTTGCAAAGCGTTAGTCCGGTGAGGGAATCGCGCATTGTCGTGCAGGACAGCGGCGGCGGTTACACCAATCGCTTGCTGGTGGGCACGCCCGCAACGGGTAATGTTCGGATCGAGTGGGTAGCCGCGCGTTACGGGCAAACGACGCCCATCAATTGGAGCATGGGCACGATGATGCAGGTGATGGGCGGCTTCTACCCGCTGCGTTACCTGGTGGCCGACGCGCAAAATCTCATTGTCGCCAAGGCCATCGAAGGCGATTACGAATGGATGCTACTGCACGAGCACGATGTCGTGCTGCCGGTTGACACGTTCGCCCGCCTTAACCGCTACATGCTAGAGCAGCGCGCGCCGGTTATATCAGGTTTGTATTTCTCCCGGTCACGCCCATCCGACCCGATGGTGTTCAAGACGTTGGGGGATAGCTACTACCCCAACTGGCGCGTGGGCGACGTGGTAGAAGTGGTGGCAGTGCCTACCGGAATCGTGCTGATTCACATGGGGCTGATTCGGGCCATGTGGGAGGACGCGGAGCCGTACACGCTGAAAGGCGTCAAGACGCGCCGCGTGTTCAACACGCCAACCGAATCGTACTACAACCCCGACACCGGCGAGTACACCAGCGGCAGCATGACCAGCGACCTGGATTGGTGTAAGCGCGTCGTCGCCGGGGATTACCTGCGCAAAGCGGGCTGGACGGAATACGCCGACAAGCCGCGCCCTTTCCTGGTGGACACCGGCATTTGTTGCGGGCACATCAACCCGGACGGCGAGATATTCCCGCACCCGGCGCGGCTGGCGGAGTTTGGGGGCTAACGTGCCATTTCTGGAAGTGCTAACGCGCACGTTCGGCGGACGGCCTACGATGCTCGCCGCGAACCAAGCGAGTTTGCGCCAGCAGACGGACGGCGATTGGGTGCAAACGCTGTTGGTAGACGACGAGCGCCGCGGCATTGAATGGTCTACCGAACAAATGGCCCGCTACGCGCCGCGGCTGGTTGGTGATTACGTGTGGGTGCTGGATGACGACGATTACTGCATCCTGCCTACGTTCGTCGCGGGGCTGAAGGAGATCGCTGTCCTGAATGCGCCCGATGTGGTGTTCGTCCGCATGGACCACGGCGGCGGGCGCATCCTGCCGAGTGCGCGCTGGGGAAAAAGCCCGCGGGTGTCGGAGATAGGTGTCAGCGCCTACGTTGTCAAGCGGGCCATCTGGCAGCGGCACGCGGGGGCCATGATACCGGGCAAGTATACGAGCGACTACGAGTTTATCAATGAGATTTGGGCCGGCGATTACGTAACCTACTGGTGGGACGTAATCGCCAGCAAATGCCAAAGACAGAGCATGGGCAAAGCTGAGGGGGACTAATGGCAAGCAAGAAATACCTAGACCGCGCGGCGATTCTGGCGCAAGACGATTTGAAGTACGAGGACGTGCTGATTCCCGAATGGGGCGGCGCGTGGGTGCGCGTGCGCAGCATGAGCGCCAGCGAGCGCGACCGATTCGAGGCGGGCACGGTGCAACGCAACGGGCGCGAAGTGACTACCAATCTTGAAAACATCCGCGCCCGCCTGTGCATCATGTGTCTCGTTGACGAGAACGGCGAACGCCTTTTTGACGAAACCGACACCTATCCTCTCGGCGGCAAAGCCGCGGCGGCGTTGCAGCGCGTGTTTGAAGTGGCCCAACGGCTGAACGGGCTGCGCGAGGAGGATGTCAACGAACTGGCCGTAAATTTTCCCGCAGGCCAGAACGGAGATTCGCCTACCGGCTAGCCCTGCACCTGGGCCGCGTTGACGTTGACCGGATGCTAGGCGAAATCAGCAGCCGGCAGTTTGCGGAGTGGATGGCCTATGCACGTATAGAGCCATTTGGCGAGGAACGGGCGGACCTGAGGGCGGGGATCGTGGCGAGTACCATTGCAAACACCAACCGGGGCAGGGGGCAAAAACCGTACAAGCCGCAGCAGTTTATGCCGGAGTTTGAGCCGGAGGACGAAGCCGCGGCGATTGCCAAAACGATTGAGCAGTTGCGGCATACGCTAGGGGGGTTGCGCTGATGGGCACTATCGCCAACATGGACGTGCGGCTGCGTATGGATTCCTCCGATTTCGAGGGGGGCATCGCGAAGGCGTCCAAATCCTCAGAAAGCCTTGTCCAAAAGCTGACAAAGGCGGGCACGGCGATGTCGCTCGGCGTCACCGCGCCGCTGGTTGGTATCGCTACGATGGCTGTCAAGAGCGCGGGCGACTTTGAAGCCAGCATGAACGTCATGCAGTCCGTCACCGGCGCGACGGCGGGCCAGATGGCGACGTTGCAGCAGCAGGCGCTAGAACTCGGCGCGGAAACGTCGTTCAGCGCGGGCGAGGCGGCGCAAGCCATGCTGGAACTCGGCAAGGCGGGCCTCGATACGACCGCCATCATGGGCGCAATGCCCGGCGTGCTATCCCTGGCGGCGGCGGGTGACATGGACGTAGCGACGGCGGCGGGCATTGCCGCCAACGCGGTCAACACGTTCGGACTGGAAGCCACCGAGGTGACGACCGTCGCCAACATGTTGGCGGCGGCGGCGAATGCGTCCAGCGCGGACGTGGCCGACCTTGCGGCAGGCTTCCAAATGTCGGCGTCCGTGTTTGCCGCCAACGGGCAGAGCATGTCAGACTTGACGACCGCTATGTCACTCATGGCGAACGCCGGCATTGCAGGCAGCGACGCGGGCACGTCACTAAAGACGATGCTTATGCGCCTTGCCGCGCCAACGGCGGAATCGGCGGAGGCAATGGCGGCGCTTGGGCTGAACGTCTACAACGCGGACGGCTCCATGCGCCCGTTTGAGCAAATTGTAGGCGATCTGTCCGTGGCTACGGCGGGGCTATCCGACGCGCAGAGAAATGCGGCGCTGTCTACCATTTTCGGGGCGGACGCCATCCGCGCCGCGGTGATTCTGACCGACGCGGGCGCGGCGGGTTTCGCCAACATGGAGGCGCAAGTCACGGCGGCAGGCGCGGCGGAGGAAGCGGCCGCGGCGCGCATGAAGGGCTTAAATGGCGCAATGGACTACCTGCAAGGCTCCATTGATTCGCTGATGATTGCGCTTTCGGCACAGTTTTTGCCCATCCTGGCGGGCATGGCGCGCGGCGTGGCCGACCTTCTGAGCGGGTTCGCTGCGCTTTCGCCCCAACTGCAAACGGGGGCCATTGCTTTTGCGGCAGTGGCGGCGGCGGCGGGGCCGGTCATGCTGGCGGTGTCCGGCATCGGCGCGGCGCTCGGCTTCCTGCTGTCGCCTATCGGCCTGGTAGTTGCGGCAGTGGCGGCCCTGGCCGCGGCCTGGACGATGAACCTGGGCGGCATCCAGGAGATCACGGCAGCTTTTGCGGCGCAGGCGGGGGCGGCGTTAACCGCAGTGATTGCCCCGATTCAGTCCGTCGTGCAGGCAATGGCGACGATGGGCGTAAACTCAACCGCCGCCAACGAAGCGATTACCGCACTGCCCGCCAGCTTGCAACCGCTGGCGACCGGCTTCCAGAACGTTTACGCGGCGACCGTGGCCGCGCTGCCTTCCCTGCAAAATGTGGCGGCGGCCATGCTGGACGCGGGCGTTAACTCGATTGAGGCAAACGAGGCAATCACGGCGCTGCCGGCTGGTTTGCAGCCTGCCGCCGCGGGATTCCAGGCGGTTGTCGCCACCGTCACGGCGGCGGCGGCGGCGCTGCAAACGTTCCTCGCCCCGGCCATTGCGCGGGTGCAGGAGGCGTTTACCGCCATCGGGCCAAAGCTGGGCGAACTCGGCGCACCGCTGGCGGGCTTGCAGGAATCGTTCGTTACGCTATGGACGGCGGTGCAACCGGTCTTGTCGGCGCTGGCGCAGGCGATAGGCGTAACGCTGGCGGTAGCGGCGGACGCGGGGCTGAACACACTGGCGGCGGTAATCGGCAACCTGCCGGCGCTGATCGGGCCATCCATCGACCAGGTGACGGCGACGATTACGCTCATTGCAACCACCGTCAACGGCATGGTGGCGCTAGTCAAGGCGGCAATGGCGGGCGATTGGGCGGGCGCTTGGAAGGCAGCGAAGGACATTTTCGGCGGCTTTGCGACCTACATCAACGCGACCGTTGGCAACCTGTCCGCCATTGTAACGGCGGTGTTCGCCACAATCGGGCAGGCGGTAACGGGCACGCTCACCGATATGGGCGTCAACGTGCGGAGCGTGCTTTCCAGCCTGGAAGCGTTTTGGAATGGCATTTGGGACGGCATGGGCAAGGCCATCAAGCCCGTTCTGGACGCCATCGACGGGCTAAAAAAGGGCATTCAGGATTTTCAAAGTTGGATTAGCGGCATCTCGATTCCGAACCCATTTGCCGGCATCCAAATGCCAAGCCTGCCCAGCCTGCCCAGCCTGCCCAGCCTGCCGGGGTTTGCGGCGGGCGGCGCGGTGACGGGCGGCGCACCTATTATCGTGGGCGAACGCGGGCCTGAGCTTTACGTACCAAACCGCAGCGGGAGCATCATCCCCAACGACGAACTGGGCGGCATGTGGGGCGATCTTGCCGGCGCGGGCGCGAGCGCCGGCGGAGTGACGCTTAACAACTACGGTGACATTGTGCAGCCGCTTGACCTCAAGGCGCTAGCCTACGAAGTGGCGCAACTGCTGAACCGGAGGCGGTAGATGTATCTGGCAATCAGCGACGGCACAACAACCATAGCACTGTCCGGTACATCGCCGGTGCTTGGCTGCACCTACTACCCGACCACGCCGCAGCGCGACGGCGACGGCAATTACAACAATGTGACGGAGGATGCAACTGTCAACCTGCGCGGCACGGCGGCGGCGGTGCGCAGCACGATCAACGGTA